CCTGATGTGAGTGCAGCAATTGGTGGAGATGCAGAACCAGAAGTAGCAGAATTGGCACCAGAAATGGTTGGGGGTGCTTTTGAACTTGGAAGTGGAGAGGCACCAGGCGCAACGCAAGCTTATGTGGTCACAGATGATATGACAGATAGTCAAGAACAATTGGCAAACATTAGAAGACGTGCAAGTGTTTAAAATCAAATATAAATGAATAAAATACTTTAATAATTATGATAAAAAAGAAATTGACTAAAATTACAGAGTTGGTTATTTCTGACGAGAATGCTGAATTGTCAATTGATTGCATTAGTTTGGTCTCAGCACCAGCAATAGAAATTGATTTTGTTTACTTTAATAAACAAAGGAAAAATCTTACAATGTCAAAGATTGATAAATATTCTCGTGAAATAATTTCGCCGGCACTTGTGCCAGATAAAAATATTTTCCGCTTCGACCCCAATACTGAAAGTGAGTATTATGTTTATTTTTCCAAAGAGACGGTAAAAAAAGCGAGTGAAATGTATTTGAGATACAATAATCATCACAAAGCAACATATCAGCACGAAGAAAGAGTTTCAGGAGTGCTGACCACAGAAAGTTGGATCATTGAGGACCCAGAACAAGACAAATCAAATCTTTATGGGTACAAATTAAAAAAAGGAACTTGGATGGTAAAAATGAAAATCGAAAATGATGAAATTTGGGAGAAAGTTTTAGAGGGTGAGTTAAAAGGAATTTCCATAGAAGGATATTTTGTAGACCGATTAGAAACATTGACAAAAGAAACACCAAAAGATCACGAAATATTGAGTGCTCTAAATGAAATATTAAATTAAGAAATTATGAAACGAATACCACCAAAATATTTTACCACTTTAAAAGATAGTATCAAAATCAAAATGAGAAATCATCCGCAAGCATACAGAATTGCATTGTCAAGAATGGATGATATTGAAGAAAAAATCAGTCAGGGTTGGTTGGGAGAATTTGTGGAAGAAGAATATGACAAAGCACAAACTGCAATTGTAAAAGCAAGAGATATTGTGAGATTTGATATGGCTCAGTATCACGGAGAAGCAGAAAGTTTATTAGATGATTTAATTGGAACCATTGATGAACTTGGTCTTGAAACACCACGAGAAGTTGCTGAATTAGAAAATCAATTAATCAATTTACAAGACGAAATTGATGAGTGGGAAAGAAAAATAGAGCAGTTCTGGTCTTAGAAATAATTTTTAAAAAAAAAGAATATGGATTTAAATAGATTTACAGCAAACGTTCAATCAACTACAAAACAAATGAAAACTTCTGGCAGAAGTAATCACATTATGTTAAGTGTTTTATCGTCTTTGGATGAAGCTTATGCAGAAGGACAGGGAATTTTAGGAGATTTATCCGCTATGCACGGTGCTCACGAAGAAAAAATTATGTATGTAGAAAGTGTTCTTATTGAAAAGCATAAGCAAATGGAGAAAGTGGATGAAGCAAATCAAGCAGTAGAAGATTTGAGAGCTGAGCAGGAAAGAAAAATGGAAGAAGAAATGGATAAAATGTTCGGAATTGAAGACGTAATGCAAGATTTGGTTGCAGAAGAAAATGAAGCTAAAAGTCAATATGATGAAGCAGAACAAGATTTATCATATTGGGAAGGGCAAGCAATACAAATCATCAATACATTAAATCAACAAATTTCTTCATTAGAAAGTGGAGCAGAAGCATTAGGACTTGACATCAGTACAGAAAAATATCACAATTTGGTTTCTAAATTAGAAGATGATGTAAACCACGAGAGAATTACTTGGGTGGGGGTTTCGTAAAATGAAAATCAAATAAACTTTAAATAAATACTTTAATAACCAAACATACCTTAAAAAAAACATCAAAATGGCAAAATCGAATTTAAAAAAACAAATCTTAGTCGCATTAGGATTGGATAAAATTTCCTTAGAGTGGCAAGCAAAATTAACTGACGGAACGATTGTAGTTTCATCAGCACCAGAATTAGAAGCAGGAGTTGATATTGGAATTTTAACAGAGGACGGAACGACTATGCCTTTGCCTGTTGGTTCTTATGAGACGGAAGATGGAGTTGGTTTTACTGTGGAAGAAGAAGGAATTGTGGCAGAATTATTGACTGAGGAAGAAGAAGCACCAACAGAAGAAACTGAAAGTACAGAAGAAGCAGTTGAAGCAAAATCACAGTTGATGAAAGAGGTAAAAACTTTAATTATTGAAGTTGTAAAAGCTGCAATGAAAGAAGCAAAAACTGAAAATGCAAAATTGAAAAGACAAATCAAAAAACTATCCGGCGAAGCATCTGGATCAAGAGTTCAATTCAATAAATTCAGAAGTGGAAGAACAGGACAAAAAGTAGAAAAATTAAGCACAGAAGCTTATAATCAATTGTCCTCAGTTGAAAGGTTTAATTACAATTTACAACAAAAATAATAAAAAACAAAATTAAAAAAATAATATTATGGCATCATCATTAGCGATTACGAGCAATTATTCTGGAGATCACGCTGGTCAGTATATTGCTGCAGCATTAAAAGAAGCAAAGTCTTTGGAATATATGACTTTACTTGAAAACATTAAATACCAGCGTTCAATTTCTCAACTTACAGGGGGGAGAACAGGAGAGGGAAGTTTAGTTACAGCACGTTCTTGTGATTGGACATCAGCAGGTGATCTTACTATGACTGAAAAAATTCTCAAACCAGTTCCTTTACAAATCAATTATGAAATTTGTAAAGCGGACTTAATTGACGATTGGCAAGCACAACAAATGAAAGCCGGTCAATGGAATACAGCAATGGGTCCTGATTTTTCAACTTTCCTATTAAGCAGAATTGCAGGAATTATTGCAGAAAATGCTGAAAATAGTATTTGGAATGGAGCAGTTGCGACAGCAGGAGAGTTTGAAGGGTTTATGACTGCAGCAACAGGATTATTTGTTGCTGATGCTGTTACTGCAGCACCAGCACCGACAGGTGGAACATACGCAGTCGCAACAATTATAAGTGACTTATCAGCTTTATTGACTGCGGTACCAAGTGCAGTTTATTCTAAAATTTCTGAGGATTTATATATGTATATGAACCCGACAACTTACAGAATGTATATTGCAGCGATTAGTCAAGCAGGATATGTGAATGCATATTCAATGAATGATACTTACCAACCTTATTTTGAGGGTTGTAAAATCGCAGTTTGTCCTGGTATTCCAGATGATAACGCTTGTGTTGCTCAGGCATCCAATTTATTTGCAGGCGCAGATTTATTTTCGGATCAAACTGAAATACGAGTTTTAGATATGGCACCGATTAATGGTTCAGATAATATTAGAATTGTAGCTAAGTATTCATTAGCAGTTCAATCAGGTTATGCATTGGATATTACTTGGCAAAAATAATTTAAAATTGAATAATTAATCTAAAAAAAATATACTTATGCCATTTGATTGTGATTTAACGAAAGGACGGGGATTGGGTGGATGTTTGACCACCACAGGGGGAGTAAAATATGTTTACTTTTGCGCCTATGAACCAGCAACAATAACACACGCAAGTTCTGTGGTTACAGATATTGCAGGAGTGTCTGATCTTTACAGATATTCAATGAAACGTGGAGCAGGAGGATTGTCAGAAGCAGTCGCAGCATCCGCAGAAAATGGAACTGTTTTTTACACCCCAACTGTGACTGTAAAACTTCATAAACTGACCAAAGAAGATCAGAATGAATTGAAATTAATTGCTCAAAATACTTTACTTTGTTTCGTGGAATTAAATGAAGTAAACGCAACAGGAAAAAATGTAATCATTGCAGTTGGAACTGATGCAGGATGCACTATTTCAGGGGGCACAAATTCATCCGGTGCGGCAATGGGAGATTTCAACGGTTATGAATGGACATTTGAAGCCAACCAATCTTATCCAATGGTTATGGTTACTGATTATACAACAACACCATTTGACAATATTGATAGTGGGGGACCAATCAACATAGTTACAAGTTAAAAGAATTTCTTTATTTGTTTAAAAGGGGTGGTCATTGTGACCACCTTTTTTTTTGAATACAAATAAATCCACCCAATTTACTTTAATAGATATGATACACGCAGTCAGAAACGTAAACCCAACTACATTTGAAGTGAGGCCTGTGCAAAGAACCGCACACACAACCAACAATGTAATCAATAGGAATACACTTACATATTTAGTGAAGTTCACAAATGATATGAACGACCGCACAATTTACGCTTATCCAAAAGGATATACAACGACTGACGGAATTGTGGATTTTGGACTTTCCAGATCAAACTATCAATATTCTGAAATCACATTCCAACAAAATTGCGCAGGTGCAAATGTTTATCAGGGGTTGATATGTTTGAAACCAGCAGGTTTTTGGTATTATGAAATTTGTGAAGTATATTTTGCAAATGGAATTACTATAACTTGGGAAGAAGAACCATTTGACTGCATTGCAGAAATGTATGCACCTTTTGATTTTACAGGAGATTTGGATGTATGGGATGAGGAAGGTCCAAATCCAGAAACTTATGGGGGGGTGCTTGGAGTGATTGTAGAGGAAGGAAAATTGCAAGTCAAAGAAGTTCCAACAGAAGTTACTTACATTCAATACGAAGAACCAGCAACTAATAATTATATATACAATGGAGAATAAGAATACAATTTTAAATGTCAATTTGGAAACTCAAACTGCGCCAAAAGTTAGGGAAAGCAGTTCAAGAGAATGGGTGGAATATGGAACAGAAGAATGTGCCAACGCCTATCCACAATTTTTAATTGATTTATTCTACAATAGTTCTACTCACGCAGCAATAATTAATGCCACTTCTGATATGATTGCAGGAGACAGTTTACAATGTGAGGAAGACTTGGATTACACATTGGACGCTTATGTGAAATTACAGAAATTCCTGGCAAATGCAAATCCAACAGAAACTTTGCACGAAGTAGTAAAAAAATTATCTTTTGACTTCAAGCTTCAGGGTGGGTACGCAATCAACATTATTTGGTCTAAGGATAAAAAATCCATTAGTGAGATTTATCACATTCCGGTGGAAAGATTACGAGCAGGAAAACCAGATGAGACAGGACAAGTGACTGAATATTGGATTTCATCTGATTGGTCAAATCTAAGAGAGAATGAACCAAAAATGGTTCCAGCATTCAATCCAGCTGAGATTGAAACACCAAATCAAATTTTATATACAGGAAGATATTCGCCAAATATGGATATTTATTACGTGCCAGATTATGTAGGTGGATGCAATTGGGCTTTAATAGATCAGAATATTGCTGAGTTTCATTTAAACAATATACAGAATGGTTTTGCAGGATCATATTTTATTTCTTTTGCGAATGGAGTTCCAACACAGGAAGAAAGATTTGCAATAGAAAAAAGTTTGACTGAGAAATTTACGGGAACCAATGCGAGTGGACGTTTTATTTTAACATTTTCAGAAAGCAAAGACCGTATTCCTGAGATCACACCAATTGCAATGTCAAATGCGGATAAACAATATTTGGCATTGCAAGAACTAATGACTTCTAACATTTTAGTTTCTCACAGAGTGACCAGTCCAATGCTTATGGGTATTAAATCTGATACAGGTCTCGGAAATAATGCCGAAGAATTAAACAGCGCCTTCGAAGTTTATCTTAATTCCGTAATAATGCCGTATCAAACTCATCTTATGAAAACTTTACATAAAATTCTTGATATTAATGAAATGTATTTGCCACTAAGTTTTGTTCAGTCCAAACCAATCACTTCAAGATTTGGTATTGATGATATGAGAACGGTTATGACGACTGATGAAATCAGAGAAGAACTTGGATTGGAAGCATTGGAAGGGGATGTTCTAAAAGACGGAGAGGATGAGATCACAAATCCAACAAGCACATTGAGTAAATGTCACAAATTGTCCAAAGTGCAAGAAACTGACTTGAAAAAATGGTTGTCGGAAAATGGAGAAATAATGTCAGATGATTGGGAACTTGTGGATGATAGCGAAGTTGGAGATGAACACCCTCAATTTGATTTTGAAAGTGAATTAAATGGATTGGCAAAAATTAATTTAGTAAAAACACGGGCAAGTGGAAATGTGAATGCGCGTGGATCACAAGACGGGGGAAGTAAACAGACAGACAATAGAGATGCATTATATAGAGTGAGATACCATTATAATAGAGACAGAAGTTTATTTTATAAAAGCGGAAGTTCAAGCAGAGATTTTTGTGATGCAATGATGTGGGCTTCCAATTCAGGGAAAGTTTATAAAAAAGAACAACTTATTCCAAGCGCAGACGGTGGACTTATGGGAAGTTTGAGTGAGATCAGCGCAAATCCTGGTTGGGGCCCTTATGGACTTGACAATTATGACATCTTTTTATATAAAGGCGGTGGGAACTGTTTCCACCGGTGGTACCGAAGAATTTATAAAACAAGAATTGGAGAGAATTATGACATTGATAGTGCAGAAATAATTTCCACAACCTCAGCAAGAAGTCAAGGATTTCGACCACCGGCAAATGAGTATGAAGTTCCTGTGGCACCAAAACATTTAACAGGTGCAGGTTTCTACCAAAATTGGCTTAGAGAAAAATACGGATAAAAAAATAGAATAAAATGAGTTACATACTTTTCATCAGCGAAGACAAATTAAAGGAGAGCACAGCCATTCAGGGAAATGTGGATGTTGATTTTTTACTACCTTATGTGAGAGTTAGTCAAAAAAAATATTTGGTTCCTAAATTGGGAACTCAATTGTTTGACCACATATCAGGATTGATTTCAGCAGGCACAGTAGGAGACGTAGGCAATGAGCCATATAAAATTTTGTTGGATGATTACATTGCGGATATGCTTGTGCATTGGGGGTTTTTTGAATGCATACCTTTTTTAAGATACAAAATCCAAAATGGAAATATTTATGCAAAAACCTCAGAAAGTGGACAGGCATTGTCCAGAACAGACGCCCAAGATTTGCGAGAGGAAGTGCGAAACACGGCGGAATTTTATACAAAACGATTAGTGGATTTCTTATGTTGCTCAAATTCAACTTATCCTCTTTATGGACAATCCACAACTTGTGATGTGCCTGTTGATAAAAATGCCTTTTATGCAGGAATGAATTTAGAAAAACCAAATAATTGCGACAATTGCTAAAAAAAATAACATACAGGCCAAAACGAAAAAATGAATTGGCTTTAAAAAAATATATATCAAATGCCGATAAAAAGCTCATTAAGAGAAGTTGCGGAAGTGACAGGAGTGAATGCCACGATACTAAGCGTCACGACATTTTCCAACATAGAAATTGCACTTAAAATAATTCTACTTTTGATTTCAATAATCTATACAGTAGATAAGTATTTGCATCACAAGAGACAAAAAGACGCAAAAGATAAAAATGATTGAGAAATTACTTCTCTTATCAAGCAAGTGGATAAGTAATTTTTTTAGTAGTAGGGTACTACAAGTAGTGTTAAGTGCCTTAAATCGCTTTAAAATGACAAAACTGAAATTAAAATATTTTGAACTCAATGAATTTGAAAGTCCTGATTTGCCTGGAAGCGGAAGCAAAATGGACATTGATTTTTTGACTAAATTGGAAGCTGCAAGAGAGGTTGCAAATGTGCCTTTCAAAATCAATTCTGGGTACAGAACTCAGGAGCATAATTTGAAAGTTGGGGGAGTTTTTTCAAGTGCTCACAAAAAAGGTCTTGCAGCAGATATTAGTGCAAAGGGCTCGGATCAGAAATATATAATATTAAATGCACTAATGAAAGTTGGGTTCACAAGATTTGGAATGGGGGGAACTTTTATTCACGTAGATTTAGACAAAGAAAAATCACAAGAAGTGGTTTGGACTTATTAATTTAAAAAAAAGTAAAATGCAAAAATGGATCATTTATCAAACATTAAAAAGAATGTTCAGTAGTCGGAAATTTCTTTACACAGTAGTTGGAATTGTTGTGCAACTTTTAAGCGACACTTGGGGAATTGACCCTGAGGTTTCACAATCAATTCTATATTCTTTAATTGCCCTCGTGTTAGGTCAGGGGATTGCGGATGCAAATAAAAAATAATAGATTTCGTCTGAAACCTCACGAAATAACAGTTCTTGAAGGTTTGAGAAAAAAGAAAGTAAATAGGTTGATTGTTGGGGATGTGCATTTACCGTACACTCACAAGAATTATTTGAGACATTGTATTGATATTTATAATAAATACAATTGTTCGGAAGTGTCTTTTACCGGAGATATTTTGGATTCTCATTTTTCGTCTTTTCATTCAATTTCCACAGAAAGTCCAGGAGCAAAATATGAGTTGGACGAGGCAATTGAGAAAGTAAAAGATTGGTTTGAGGCATTTCCGAACGCAACTATTACATTGGGAAATCACGATTTAATTATTGCTCGCAAAAGTGAGGAAGCAGGAATTGATAAGCGTTTTGTCAGAAATCTTAATGAAGTTCTGGGAACCCCAACTTGGAAATTTGAAGAACAATTTGTTCACGACAATGTTTTATATACTCACGGAACAGGATGTTCTGGCAAAGGAATTATTAAACGAGTTCAGAATTGGGGAAGTTCAATGGTTCAGGGCCATATTCACACCCAAGCTTTTGTTGATTTCACAGCTTCATTGACTGATCTAAAATGGGGAATGCAATGTCCTTGTGGAATTGATTATAAAAGTTTCGCTTATGGATATGCAAAATTCCATACAGCAAAACCAATTTTGGGATGTGGAGTCGTTTTGGATAGTGGCAAAATGCCACTAATTGAGCCAATGGTCTTGGGGTAAATAACGACTTCTAAGGCATTTACTATGCAAAGGTAGTGTAATATATCACTTGCACCCCAAAGTCCTTTAAATCGCTTCTTTTGAGATAAGCATAAACTTTCAGTTGTTAGCAACTTTTCAACTAAAATGTGTTGAAATGTCACTTCTATTGTCTATATTTGCATATTATTAATCAATACATAAAACGACAAATGGAAATGAACAAAGTCAATCTACGGAAGTTCAGAGAAGAACTTAAAAAATCAACAGATCATTTAGAAGCACAATTCGGAATTAAAATCAAACAAGGAAATATTTCTTTTGATGAAGTCAGTTTTTCAATGAAAATGGAAATTAGAAATTCTGGTGCAAAATCAAAAATTGAACTTGACTTATTATCAATCAATAAAATTTATGGTTATGATTTGGAAAAAACTGACAAAGACGGTTTCAAATTATTTGGATATGCAAGTCGTTCACACAAATATCCTTTCATTGTAAAAAATTCAAATGGAAAAATGATGAAAGTTGATTTTGATTATGTACGAGAAAACTATGCAACAAATCTTGAAATAACACCTGATTATTCAAAATAAAGTATCACAAAAAGCACTCAAAATGGGTGCTTTTTTTAATGATCCACTAAAAAAATAAAGAAAATGACAAAATTAAATGTAAAAAATATGATTTCATCAAATGGAAATCTTATTGCAAATCAATTCATTATCACAATGAATTACAAAAAAATGTTTCAATCTTATGACACATTAATTGCAGTCAAAGAATGGAAGCAAAAAGATGGTTTAGAATATGAACAAGTGACTTTGGACAAAAATGCTTGGGATTACAGCAGAACCACAGGAAAATATAGAAATATATTTCTTGGTGAAACAAAAAAAGAAACAGAAGCAAAAATAAAATCAAAAGAGTATAAATTGAAGGACTTAAACAAATAAAAAAATGGACAAAATCAGACACGAAGAACTAAAAGTAGAAATATCCAACTTACAAGAAGTGGATAAATTAATGACAGAAAAAATTAATGAGCTGGAAGAAGCAAAAGAATTGACTTTTGATGTTGTAGAAAGAGTGAGCAAAATAAAACAATATAAAGCAAGTGATCTTCCAGCATATTTTAAATGGGACAAAGGTTTCAAAACTTGGTATTATAGAGTGAGAGTTGTGGACGGAAAAATTGTTGCTGATTATTTAAAAGACACAAGTGAAGGTTTTGAATATCATTTTTCAACCATAACTTGTGCTTTTGATGCAAGCAATGATCCAATTACAGAAGATGTTTGGAGAAACCAAATGCACAAATTCATTAAACAATTGAAATAATGGCAAAGAAAAAATGTACTAAGAAAAAATGCTGCAAAAAACCGGAACCAGATTTTCTGTATGCAACCGACATCACAACTTTTGCTTGTCACGACAATGAGATTTATTTGACATTGGAATATTATGAAAATTCTTTGTCTTTGGACGAACCCGTGAAAAAAGAAAAAACCATAATTATGGATGCTTATACTTTTTTGAACTCAGGTTTGTGCGAGAAAGAATATATCAAAAAGCAAGTGATTAAACACATTGAGGAATTATGAAAGAGAGATTAAAAGAATGGGTTTTATTGGAAATGCGAGAACATAAATTAGAAAAAATGTTAGATTTGCTTTGCAAAGAAACGGAAAGCAATTTATTTGTGATCTTGCCAAAAGAGAAATCAGAACGAGTTCCATACTTAAAAAAGGAACTTAATAAATTAATTGATAAATTTTAAATTATGAAATATAAATGTGTAATTTGTCAAGAGAAAAAAATTGGTTTCGGAAATAATGCGGAGCCATTAAAAAAAGGATTGTGTTGTGATTTTTGTAATACAAAAGTTATAATATTTAGAATCAAGACATTAGAAAAAGTGAAAGCCGAAAAACTTAAAAAGAGTAGGCAAAATAAAACAAATAAATAATTATGGATCAAGTAAAAAAAGCAGTAGTCAAATCAGTAAATGGAAACGGAACTTGGGAAAGTCAATATGGACTTTTATACAAGTGGGAAATCACAATGGAAAATGGAGATCACGGTCAGTATATGAGTAAAACTGAAACTCAAACTAAATTTGTGGTTGGTCAAGAAGCACCATATACTTATGATACATCAAAAAAAGATTTTCATAAGATCAAACCATTTTCTGACTTCCAGCCAAGTGGTCAGAACAATCAGTTTGTTGGAAGACCAGCACCCAAAGGTGGAGTTGATATTCAAAAAATGATAGTAAAACAATCAAGTTTAAAAGCTGCAATTGAATTTTCAGCATCAGACCGAGAAATGGAAGTGGAAGAAGTTTTGAAAGTTGCGGATCAGTTTGTTAATTGGGTTTATTCAGAAAAATCTTCAGCTGAAAATGGAGTTGGAGAAAAATCTGGAATGTCAATGGCTGACAAAACAGATTTGCCATTTTAGAATGCAAATAAATATAACTGACACCAAGCAGTTAAATTCAATAATCAATAAAGCGTCAGAGGTTTTTCATTTACCTCTGTACTCTTTATTGAGTAAATCACGTAAACAAGATTTGAATTTAGCAAGAATTTGTATTTGTCAAATCGCATCAGAAAAACATAAAATACATCACAAAGTAATTGCTGAGGCATTGAACCGCGACCGTACTTGTGTTTATCATTGGTTGAAAATGCATCAAAATCTTTATGGAAATTGGGCAAAGTACAGAGATAAATTCAACTTACTTTATGAAAATATTTATTCAGATCAGAAGTCAGCACCGATTTTAGGAAAACCAGAAATCAGAAAAATATTGCTGAAAAACAAAATGGTTGCAAAAAATGGTAGAGTCACAATTGTAATTACTTCTGGTTCAACCACTTACAATTTCAGAACAATTTATGCTGATATGTGCGAAAATGTTGAAAAAATAAAAGCTATATTTGAGGGTTACGAAATTAAAATTGATATTCAATTATGATAAATTTATTAAGTTCAACAGCATTTTATATTGTAAACAAAAAACTTGCAAGATCAATTGGAATTGAAGCAACTTTATTATTGGCTGATTTAATTTCCAAAAATCATTATTTTGAAAATTCACAATGGTTTTTTAATACAGAAAAAAATATTGAAAGAGATACAACTCTCAGCGCATACAAACAAAGACAAGCATTGAAAGTGTTACGTGAACACAAGATCATTGTCACAAAACGCAAAGGAACACCAGCAAGACAATTTTTTATGATTAATCACGAAATTTTAATTCATCTGATAAGTTGTGAAGAAATTGAACAACAAGTTGTGAAAGATTTTGACAGCAAGTCAGCAAGTAATCCAACAACTATTAATAAGAATAAAGAAATTAAAATAAATAATTATATATTTAAACCACCTACTTTTGATGAGCTGAAAGTTTATTGTGATAAAAGAAATAATGATGTTGATGTGCAAACATTTTTAGATTTCTACATCAGCAAAGGTTGGATGATTGGTAAAAACAAAATGAAAGATTGGAAAGCTTGCGTCCGAACTTGGGAAACCAGAAACAGATCACAATTTATTGCGCCCAAAAAATCAGCATCAAAAATTGATGCACAATTGGATGAATATAAAAAAGGAAAAAATTATTTATGAAAGCATTAAAATTTATGGATCATAAAGAATTGACGGATAAAATTTATGACTTGATTGCAAAAACAACAATTGAACTTGGACACCGAACAGACGGAAAAACTATGGCCTTACTTGCTCAAACTTTTGCGAAAGATTTAATTACAGAGAATAAATTTAGAAAATTATTTTTATCAGATATTCAAACTGCATTCCATAATGGAGTGAGATCAGCAGATCAAGATTTTTTAAGTATTCCAACATTTTATAAATGGGTGCGTAAACAAAAATCTTTAATTGATTATGCAACATACGAGGTGCATACACTTAATAAACCAAAAGCTGAGGTTCCACTTTACAGAGAACCACCCAAATTAATAACCAATAAAAAATAAAGAAATTATGACAATATATGAAAAACAATTTTATGAAACAATTATAAGAGAATTGCCTAAAATTAGAGAGGCATTAGTATTAATCGCAAAACAAAAAACAGAGAAAAAATGAATTATGAAAAATGGGTAAAAGGCACAAGATCAACTTATGGGGATGACCCAACAGAATGGGATGGAAATAATACGCCGTGCAATTTATGTTACAAAGATGCAGAAATGGATGATGAATTTTGTGAAGATCATCAACCCTGTATTATGTGCGGAGAAAATGACGATTGCGAATGTGAAGACGAATGGAGTGAGAGAAGTGATTGTTGCGAAGCACAAATGGACAGAGATCAAGGACTTTGTTATGAATGCAAAGACCATTGTGAAAGCGCTTGGGATAGGGCAGTAGAAGATGCAAATGTAAAATATGCAGTCAAGTCAGTAAAAGATTTGCCAACTAATAACCAAAAATAAAAAATTATGAAATTTATTACAATTGTAGTATGCACTCTTGCATTTATCATTGGAGTTCTTTTTGGTTTTTTTTTATCCTTCTATTTACTTTTTAAAAAGAAAATAAAAGAAAAAATGAAAAGAGACCAAGAAAGAGATTATGGTATTCAACCAAATGATGTGAAAGATTTACACGACTGTTTATGATTTTCTGGATAGTATTTGGGTGGATCATATTTTTGTATTTGATTTATAGAAACAAATTGAAATACGAAAGATTTTTACATTATTTAAAAACTAAAATTAAAAATTTAAATGATAAAAAATTTTGAAAATATTACTTATGAGTTGAATGCTGATGAGCTGGAAATAGTTCCATTAATTGTCAAAGGAATATCAATGCGCAAAGGCAAAAACTCAGCAGTTTCAGGAACTTTAATTTGTGAAAAAATGAATTTACACGGAGCAAGATTGAGGAAGATCATTAATTATATAAGAGTAAACAATTTGATTTATGGACTTTGCAGTTGCAGTAAAGGATATTATACAGCAACGAATATAAATGAATTGGAAGATTGCATTATTTCTTTACGCCAAAGAATATCCAGTCAAGTTAAAGTTCTAAATGCTATGGAAGGACAAACAATGATGTTTGGGGGCACAGGACAACTATCAATATTTGAATGAATTTATTTAATACGGAGAAATGGTATATTCAACAAATAGAATTAAGCGTAGCAAACGAATATGTTAAAAGGCATCACAGACATCACGACAAAGT